TCATCAACTACAAAATCTGGTAATTGACTATTAATGAGCGTTGAAATTTTATCATTAAACTTTGCCATTGCATTAGTAACTTGATGTTGTTGTGTATCCTACTCCTGCCTCGGATGATCCTCCAACAAAGGTATCTTCGGCAACATTTACAATTGAATTAGAAACATCTATTTCTAAAATCTGATCTCTTACAGGAACTATATCATTTGAATTAGGTGTTGCTGTTATTTCAACTTCGGTTGAAGTTGCACCTCTTACTTTAGATATTTCCGCAACACTTAAAGAGTTAAGTGTAATTTGTCCTGTTGCATAATCAATTATACCTTGTGTAGCATTTTGTATAGTTTTAATACCACTAACAAGATAATAAACTCTAACATTACCTTTTCCATCATCATCTAAAAACATTTCATTATCATTACCTGATATTTTAAATCCAGTAGATGATATTACTGATTCGTGTCCTGCGTGTGGATTGTAAATAGCATTTCTAAAGAAAATTTCATATTTTGTAGATGAGTTTAAAGTAGGAGCAAAAGGTTTTCTCATTTTTACGGTAGTTATGTTTGATAAGATTGAAGTATCAACATTGTCAACTATACCTGTTAATTTAGAATATCTAAACACTCCATCAAATGCTGTTAAAGTATTTTCATTGTAATTTGTTATTGCATTTACAATTTCTGACTTTAAAGTATCTGCTGTTTTAGCAGTACCTTTTTTATCAAATTTAGCATTAACAACTAATACAATTGAAGTTACTACTGGATCAACTATTTCTGGTCTTACAGAAGCAACATTATATGGTTTTAATTTATTTACTATATCTAATTTTGTTGTATTTGTTAATGATGAACCGCCAGGTGCTTTAATAGCAATTTTTACAACACCATAAATCGGTGTTTCATCATCTTCTCCACCCCAAGCACTAATAGATTGTGCATTAGGATAAATTGATTTTACTAAAGTTTCATAATCAGTTGTAGTTACAGCACGATCTTGTGATGTGTATTGTAAAGGAGCATTAAATTTAATACTCTCTTTTGATTCAGCATTTGCACCACCTTCAGCATTTGCTTTAGTTACTATTGTTATATCTGTAAATCCACCAACTGAAGTTCCTACTTTAAAAACAGCGGCGCCGTTTGCTTCTTCTTTATTTGTTACAATATATTCTATAATTACAATATTACCATCTGCTAATTTATTTCCTAAAACACCATCACCAAAATAAACTTCAAATTTTCCTGTTTCTGATTCTTTTAAGAAATATGCTTTTGATTCACTATCTAATCCTTTTAGACCAGACGCTAATGTATAAGTTTGTTGTGCTGTATCAGTTGAAGAAGTTTGAACTTTAACTTTTAAAGTTGATGTATCAGCATTAACACTTGGTATAACAAATTTTTGGTCAACATCATTACTATCAACCGTATATCTATAAGATACTAAAGTACCTTCGTAAACAGGAACATCTGAAAATTTATAAACACCATCTTGTGGTGTCATTGTTATATCTTCATTAGTTACAAATTGATAAGTTACATTATCTATTACCGAAGTAAAAACGGTTCCTTTATCCATTGTAACCGATCCACCTAATCCATCATTTAAAGTTATATCAATTTGTGCTTTAGGTGCTCTAGGTGACGCTGGAGTATAACCTAACATCTTTGCTAATGATACAATATTTTTTCTAACATCAGCAGAGTCTAGGTACATTTCGTTTGCTAACATATTAGCATTAAATCCTAGATAGTGTGTGTTGTATGCTAATGTATCTAATAAAACAGAAAAACCTGCTCCTTCAAAATTATAATCTGAAAATTGTGTTTGATCTTGTAGGAATGATTTTAAATTATCTTTGATTGAATCAAAGTCTAAATCTGCAACTACGAATTTATTACTTGCCATTTTATCTTAATCTTTCTAACATTGTTTCTACAACAACATCTCCTGCTACACCAATAACATAAAACATAATTCTTAAATTATAACTATTTCTATCAATGTCTGGAGTTGCTATAACTTGTTGTAAATTAATTCTTGGTTCAAAGTTATTTAAAACCTCAGCAACCTTTCTTTGCAAATTTAGAGCAGTTAATGGTGTCATTGGTTCAAATAACATTGCTCTAACATCACTTCCAATTTCTGGATGAAAAGGTCTCTCATAATGATTTGTATTAATCAAATTTCTAACACTTCTTTTTACGGATTCTACATCTGTTAATTTATTAACATCATTAGTAACCGTATTACGACCAAAATCTAAATCTATATCTTTATAGAGTCTAGTTGCTCGTTTTGAATTATTGTTAGTGCTAGCATCATAGTTTGGCATATCATCTATATTTATATGGTTTTAACTAACCTCCTGCAAAGACATTTCCAGAACCTGAAGTCATTTGACCTGAGTCTGCACTATCTCCAATTCTAGCAACATTTTTTCCTTCTGCAAATACCGTAGAACTACCAACATTAACTTTTGCCACGTGAGGAGCGCAAGGAGGTATTGGTGGAAAAGGATGAGAAACCGTAGGATCAGTAATTCTTGCAACTAATATACTATTTGCAAAAACCGTACCTTGTCCAGGTGTATCCAGAGTTGTTGTACCTGTACAAAGATGTCCTGTGCTTAAACTATCGCCTTTTCTACTAACTGCTGGCATTATTTTTATCTTCCTTGACCTGCGTAAGGTTTAAATGTTCTTTTTCGGGATTTATTCATTGAACTTCTTTTTACGCCTTTTCTATTTCCTTGTGATGTTCGTTTTGGTATACTTTCGTGTTTTGAAAAGTTTTTATATAAGTTTGCCATTATTTACCTATTTTCTTACTTCTGCCTAAAGGTAATAATTGCCATTTTGTCATTTCCTGACCTTTTTTACTTACCCATTCAACATATACCATTTTTTGTTTTACTTGATTTTGAAAAGACTTAACTGCCTTCTTAAATGAACTTGATTCTATTGTTTGTACTTCGTTATCTTCTTTTGTAAACTTAAAATTTCTCATTTTACTCATAATTATGCTCCATTAAATGATTCAATGTCTAAATGTCCGACTTTTTCAACTTCTTCGTGTCGGCAGTAATTACAACAAACGGTTTTTTCAATTTCGCCGTAATTCTTCAAACATTTTTCGCCACAATGGCAATTATGTCCGCAATTTTGACAATATTCTATATTATTATTCATAAAAACTATTTATCCTTAAAATTTACAACGAATATGGGCATAAATTTCGTTTCCAGACAAATTTTTTGCATAATTTTTTATTGATTCGTTTTCAAACTCAAAAAATACGCATTTTTCAATATTTTTTGAGCAGGAAACGAGAACAAAAAGAGAACAAAGTAAAAAAAGTGTGATTTTCTTCATATTTTCGGGATTTTTTGCTTGCAATCGGGTTGGTTTTCCTATAATATGGTATGTATATGATGAAAAAAACACAAAAAACAAACGAATCATTTTTAGGTGATTTATATATGCCTAAATTTGCTGTAAATAACAATATTCCAATAATTAGAAATATTGTTTATAAAAGAATCAATGATATTTTGAAAGATATTAAAGAACAGACACCAGAAATGTCTGATTTTTTCAAAGATAAAATTGATATTAATATGAAAAACACAATCAATAAAATCTTAAACGATTATAAAACACAATAAAGGACAGAAACACTATGATAAATGTTAATAAAACTGCTAAAACTTTAGAAGAAGGTATCAAAAATATGATGTCTGGTGCTAAAGATGACTATAAAAGATGGTCTACAAATGCTCACGGAGAACAATCACAATGGGCAAAAGATTCAGTTGCTGCTTGGGATACTAAAACAAGGGTTATGCCTGGTAAAAAGTACATTAAAGTAGCACAAGAAAACGGCGTATTTGCTTTTATAGTAAAAGAAGACTTTAAACATTTTAAAAAAGGTGATATATTGAAACCTGCTGGTTGGAATGCACCTGCTTTAAATTCTGCAAGAGGTAATGTTCTTACAGGAAACTACAATATTCAATGGACTGGTCCATTGTACTTAAAATAAGGAGACACTATGTATAAAAAACTAATAGAATATTTAACTATTGCATTATCAATCGGAGGTACACTATGTTTAGTTGCTGCCGCTGGTGCAATTGATGGTGGATATAAAGGCATACCAATGAACGATAATTGGTTGGCGTGTGGTGTATTTACATTGTTAGGAATAACTATGTTTATATTATCTTTGTATTCGCAAGAAATGTATAAAGAACAGAAATAAAGAATTAACGATTACCCTTTAAGGGTTGTTTTTTCCCACCGTAATTAATTTTGCGGTGGGTTTTCTATATAGAAAAGGATGTTCCACAACCACAAGAACTGGTTGCTTTCGGATTCTTAAATACAAAGGCAG